GGCAAGATATTTTACAAAGGCCTGTCGAGAAACATAACAAGCCTCAAAGGTTTATCCGGTCTCGATGGGCTTTGGATAGAAGAGGGCGAGTCGGTAAGCGGCAAGACCCTAAAAGTATTAACCGCATCCGTTAGATTATCGGCAGCGGCAGCCAAGAAAATGCGAGACGAGGGCAGGCTTTTAGAAGTACCAGAGATTTGGGTAACTATGAATCGAGGGTCAAGCAAAGACCCCATAGCGATGAAGTTTTTGAAGCGTGCCGAAGTGGCGCTAAAAAAACACGGTTATTATGAAGATGATAACCTGATGGTAATTCAAATAAACTACCCGGATATACCCCGGCAATGGTTTTTGGATAGCGGACTGGAAAGCGAAAGGGCGGACGATAAAATATATATGAGTACAGCCGAGTATGATCACAAGTGGCATGGAGCATACAATGACACTGTAGAAAACGCCATAATCAAAGCTGAATGGTTTGATGCTTGTATTGATGCTCACACTAAAGAAAATCTCGGCTTTGGCGCGATAGGTCAAGAAAAGCTGGCATTTGATCCGTCTGATGTTGGTAGTGACCCAGAAGCTCTGGCATACATGAAAGGGCGCGTCGTACTGGAGGCCATGAGTTCAGATGTCAAAAGCATAGACGATGCCACAGATTGGGCTACTGATTATGCAAATGACGTACAAGTCGATGTGTTTACTTGGGATTGCGACGGCATGGGTGTTGGCCTTAAGCGTCAAGTATCAGATGCGTTCAAGGGTAAAAAGGTCACATTCGAGCAGTTTAAGGGCTCGTTGGGTGCAGACAACCCAAATAGTGTTTATGAACCTGTCGTTGGTGAGCACTCTAAACCCAAGACCAACAAAGAAACATTTGTTAATCAGCGCGCTCAATATTACGTGGCATTAAGAGATGCTATATTTAAGACGTGGCAAGCGGTGACAAAAGGTAAATACATAAACCCTGAGGAGCTGATAAGTTTTAGTTCTGATATAAAAGATATGACTATGCTGAGGTCTGAAGTGTGCCGGATACCTAGGAAGCTAGGCGGTGGTAGAATTCAGATCATGACAAAGGTTGAAATGAAAAAATTAGGTATAGATTCGCCAAATGTAGCTGACTGCATAATGATGCTAATGCGGCCAGTTGATATAATTGATTTAAATGCAGAATCTGTCTCTTCTGATACTTTTTGGTAAAAAATTATGGCTATTGATTTTGGCAATATAGACACTGTTAATAGGCTCTTAGGTGAAGCTCAGGACGCAGACGAAGATAACCGGCAGAGATCGCGTGAGGCTATACAGTTTTTAAATAAACGAGATGGTCAGTGGGAACAAAACATATTCGATAAAATGGTGGGTAGGCCTCGCTATACATTTGATAAATGTAATCCAATCGTGGATGACATCACAGCCGATATCAAAAAAACATCGTTTGGTATAAACGTGCAACCTGCTGGTGGGGATGCAAGTGAAGATCTAGCCAAAACAATAAACGGTATTGTTCGTAACATTCAAAACATTAGCAACGCTAAAAATATATTTAATACCGCTGCCAGGAAAATGGTAGCGTCTGGCCTTAGCGGCTGGGAGGTGGTTTCCGATTGGATCAACAGCGATAGCTTTGATCAAGATTTAATAATTAAACCTATTGCTGATTTTGTAAACAAGGTGTGGTTTGTTAATGGCAGTATGCTTCAAACGCAGGAGGACGCGCCCGGTGTTTTTATTCTAGATAGCCTAACGCCAGAGCAGTATGACGACAAATTCCCGGATGGAGGAAAGCAGGGCATAGGTGATGACAAATGCTACGAAGCCTACACTCAAAAGCCTGATTATATTAAAGTCGGACGTATAATTTATAAAGAAACAAAGCCTCGAACATTAGTTTTAATGAGTGACGGCGCTGTTTACACTAAAGACAATGATTTCAAAAAAGTACAGGATGAACTTGCAGAGGAAGGCATCACGATAAATAAGGAAAGGGACCGCGAAGAAACTTTAATTTATTCCAGAATATTTGACGGCGGTGGATGGCTAAATAAGCGCGAGTTGTTACCGTTCAAACATCTACCTGTGATACCAAATTATGGCAACTTTGATGTGGATGATGACGGTAAGATTATTTATAGCTCGGCTATAGAGCATTTGTTAGATGCTCAAAGAACCTATAACTACTCGCGAAGTCGCGAAGTTGAAGAAGTAGTCTTGGCCCCTAAAGCCAAGTACTGGGGGACAAGAAAGCAATTCCAAGTCCCGGCAGATATGGCGGACGCGAAGACATTAAACACCAACAACAAAGGCCTACAGCTCTATACTCCAGACGAGGCCGTGCCAGGGCCTCCATTGTACCAGGGCGGAGCAACGATAAACTCAGGGCTACAAGTGGCGATACAAAGCAGCTTGAGCGACATACAAACCAGCGCCAGTACGTTCAACCCAGAGGCAACCCAAACATCAGGGCCTCTGTCGCAAGTAGCTATTGAGGCACTTGAGAACAAAGGTAATTCGACCTCGTTACCATACTTAGAGGCACAAGAGATTATTATTTGTCAAACCGGTAAAGTTATCGTCGGCGCCATGTCAATCTATGACTCTAAGCGCATAGTCAGAATTATCGGTGAAGACGGCAAACAGGAAATGGTCACTCTAAATGAACTGAAATTTGATCACGACACTGGCACGATGGTTGAGATTAACGATTTATCCAAAGGCACTTACGATGTCACATGTGATGTTGGGCCTATGTTCAAATCTCGACAAGAGCAAACTGTGTCTCTATTCAATGAACTTGGTGTAGTTATTCCGGGATTTAGCGAAATGACCGCAGATATTACGTTGGCAAACATTAGCGCGCCTGGTGCTGATCTGGCCAAAGAGCGTGTAAGGGCTAAGCTGCTGCAGGCCGGTGTGATACCTGAATCACAAATGACTGATGAAGAAAAGGAAGATATTAAGGCGGCACAAGAGGCAGCGGCACAAAATCCACCAGACCCAACACCAGAGGATAAAATAGCTGATGCTGAAATTGCCAGAGTTCAAGCTGAAACGGCTGATGTTGCGGTAACTGCGCAATTGAAACAGGAAGACCAGAGAATCAGAGAGCAAGACAGTCTGTTAAAGCATCAGAATGCAGCCGAGAAACTGGGAATGGAAGAATTGACATTGGCACTAAAACAGCAATCTCAAGCAGCACAAGAGCAAGCGCAGATCAATCAAGCCCTTATGGATGGCCAGACTTCTATCATCGACAATCTTAATAAGCAGGCGCAAACGCTTAAAACTCTACGAGAAGCGGCGGGGGTTGATACGATTGTTGGACCACACACTATGGAGGCATTTGTCCAGCAAGCGGAAACAATCACAGCCCAGCAAGACGACATACAGGCGACGCCCGAAACAGACGACGTGGTATAGATATTTGCAATAAAGATTAAATGTGCGATAATTATACACTATGAGTACGCGACTCTATCGCGTCAATCGAGATATTACTATGAGTGAGCTACAAGCAGCAGAGGCAGAGCCAGAAGTACAGGCCGAGCCAGAGGTTGAACCGGTTGAACCCGGATCTGATTTAGCAACAGATAGCACTGAAGAGGGCGAACAAAATACTGATAGCACGGCAACGGTTGATGGTTTGACGGTTGAAGGCCCGGAAGGATTTAAGAAAGCGATAAATAAGCAGCACTTTAAATTTCGAGAGCAAGAACGAAGAGCTGACGATTTAGCGCAAGAAAATAAAGAGCTTCGGGCAAATATCCAGCCGGCACCAGTTCAAGACGTAGTAGTACCAGCATTGCCAGAGGCGTATGAAGATGATTATGCTAAGAAAATGCAGGAACGCGACACGGCTATCGCTCACAACGCAACGAATGCGGCAACTAAAGCGCAGCAGGCAAAAGCGAATGAGCAGAAAGTACAAACAGAGCAGATAGCAGAGGTTAGACGCAGAGAAGAGCTTAATGACGGTTTCGTTAAGAATGCGGACCGGCTAGGTGTTAATCGAGAAGCGTTAACAGCGGCACAAAACACCGTTGTACAATATGGTTTATCGTCAGAGTTGGCACAAGCCATTATAACCGACCCGGAAGGGCCTCTCATTATTCAGCACTTAGCAGCCAACCCTTTAGATCTTTATGAGCTAACGGGTGGCGATGCATTCAAGGCAGGCCAAGCTTGGGTAGGCATCAAATCAAAGTCATCTGCATTAAAACCAAAAACAAGTAACGCCCCAGCTCCAGCCACAACATTGAACGGTACTGGAGCCCCAGCTAACAAGCTAGGACCGGCAGGCGCTACATTTGAATAGGATGGCTACTCATGGCTAATAATGTAGAAAGTAACTTTCGAGAAAAGGTAATGCCTACCTTTTTAACTGAATTCGACAACGCACGTGTTTATTCTAAATCTGTCGATACGCAATTGCTTGACGGTGTTTTTGATGCTGATAGCGGTGATTCTGTTGCTTTCAAGCGCAACTCTGATTATCTTGCAATTGAGACATCAGATGGTGACCTTACTGGGCAATCAGAATCGCCCATCGTTGTGGGTAATGCCTTTGGTCGGGTTCAAAACCAAATCACGGTCTTGATAAAGTACCAGGCGATTGACCAGGCATTGAAATTAAACAGCCTGGCAAAGCTTTTAATGCCTGCTGCTAAGCGGTTGGTGACTAAGCTAGAGCTAAATTTTGCCGGGTTTATGCTTAGAAATACTGGGCTATTAGTGGGTACGGTTGGAACTCCTGTGACGACATGGGATCATGTTGCAGAAGCAGGCGCGCTTGCGCAGGCATCTGGGATTCCAATGGATGGCATGTTGAATTATTCGATGAACCCGTTTACCCAAGTAAAATTGTCTAGCGATCAAAGATCACTGGGTTCAGGTGGCACGTCAGGCAGTTTGATTAAATCGGCTCATGAAAAAGCTACCATAGTTGAAGATTTTGCAGGTATGCGAGTAATGACCGCAACGACATCATCAAAATATACTTCCGATTCTGAAGCTGACCGTGTTGGCTCTTTGTCTGCTAACCCCAATGTGACCTATGTGACAGCTAAAGACACTATGACCCAGGTTCTAGTGGTAGAAAACTTTGGTGCCGATTTAGAGATCAGAGCGGGCGAGCAAGTACAAATAACTGGCCGCAACAGGCTTAATCTATCAACTCGAGAGCTGATTATCGATGATGCGGGCGACCCTATTGTTTGGACTGCAACAGTCGCTGAAGCTGTAATATTGAGCGGCACTGGCACTGGCAGTATTACGGTGACAGGTCCGGCAATATTTGAAACTGGCTCAGGTTTAGGCGCTTTCAATACTGTCGATACCGCGCCTATATCCGGCGATGTTGTTACAATTCTAGGAGCTGCCAGCGCAACGCATCAACCCAACCTGTTTTGGCATAGAGAGGCGTTTTCAATCGGCACGGTTGCTTTGTCTAAATTAGATGCGCAGCAAAACACGGGCACCACAGAAGACGGTATAAGAATTCGCGTCACTCGTGGATCAGACTTCACTAAAGACCAAAATATGGTGCGGTTTGATATCTTGCCAGCCTTCGCGGTAATGAACCCATTCCTTGCTGGCCAAGCTTTCGGAAGGTCTTAATCGTATTCCTGGGCTAATAACCCAGGATATTCTCACGCTATAAATAGGGTAAAATCATGTCAGAGAAAAAACCAAAACGAGAAGAAACCAAAATTTCAACATGGCTCAAGAGCGACGGTAAAACGGAAATTAAACTCAACGCTGAGCCAGCCACACTTGCCCATGCAAAAAAAATGGGCTGGAAGCGTAAGTAACTACTAGGGGTTGGCTATGGCCGAAACTGCGAGCGATATAATTAAGTCGTCACTGTTTGAGATTGGCGCGGCTGATTCCGAATCCCCAGCCGGTCCAGACGAAAACTCTGACTCTATCCGGTATTTAAATAGGATGATGGCCAAATTTGCAGTACAGGGCATCAATCTTGGGTATACCGTAGTGTCGTCCTTGGCCGACATTATCACAGTGCCAGACGGGGCTATTGACGGCATAGTCGCAAACCTGGCCATTCGTCTACACCCCCAGTATTCATCTCCAGACGAGCCCATTAGTCTTGCTTTGGCTGAAGCTGCTGATGATGGTTATGACACAATGATGATTCTTGGCGGGCCAACTCTTGGCGAAACTGCATACCCGAATACTGTACCTATTGGCTCTGGTAATGAGGGTGATTTCGGTTGCCAAAGACACTTTTTCGGTGGCGAGTTAGATAATATCGAATTGGAAAACGATGGCTTTATAGCTGTGGAGGAATCAACCGAATGACTGGTGTTAAGAAAAGTAATTTCACAGCCACTCCAACTATTCCAGGCACCGCAACCCTGGATTATGTTTTATCTGGCCAAAACTTCAAAATAACCTATGATGATTTTCTTGGTGGCCTTGGTGTAACGGGCTCAATAGTCACTGTTGGCGGTGATACAGACACGCCAATACTGGATAGCCAGGGCTCGGTTAAAGGTATACGAAGCCTAGAGGAAGGCTTCGGAATAAGCCTGGATATAACGCCTGAAAACGGCATTAA